ACCGCGAACGACCGCACCGCGCCGGTCTCCGTGTTCGAGGGCAAGGAGGGTGATGCCTTCGCGAATGTGCTGACCAATGGCGATGCCAGCGTGGCCGCACAATCGCTCGGCGGGCTATCGAACCTGCCGACCGACATCTATCAGGCCACGCTGACTCAGAAACCGGTCGCGGCCGCGATCACGGGGATGATGGGTAGCAAAGACCCCGTCCGCATGTCCGCTGCCATGCAAGCCGCGGATCGCTTCTGGAGGGACAGTCCGGCCGATGCCGAGGCTGCGTTCGGGAAAGCCGCCATGACGAACATGCAGGCATGGCAGGGGCTGCGCGGCCAATTCAACTCCGCGGAGATCGCCGAGCGGCTGAATGCCTCCGATGATGCCGGGCTCGTGAAGGCCCGCGAGGCCATGAAGGATCAGGCCGAGAAGGAAACGGCCAACCTCAAGCCATCCGACATGGCCTACAAGCTCGGCACCGGTTTTCCGATCATCGGGCGCATCACGGGGGCAACGCCGTCGGCGCCGACCGATCCGGTGCAGGGCGAGGTTCTGCTTGCCGACTTCCGGAGCACATACAGCGCGCTGCGAACCTATGGCGTCGATGCCGACAAGGCCTCTGACCTCGCCGTGCAGCGGCTGCAATCGTCCTGGGGCATGTCGCAGGCCGGCGGAAATCAGGTGATGAAGCTGCCGCCCGAGAAGTCCTATCCGGCGATCGATGGTTCGCATGGCTGGATCGGGCAGGATCTGAACGAATGGATCACCAGGAAGATCGGGCCGTCTGTCGCACCTCATCCCGAGAAGCCCGGAGCGTCGACGGGCGAAAGTCGCCAGAAGTGGACGCTCGACCGGCTGATTTCGGACGGCCAGACGTCGGCCGAGATCGCGTCCGGCCGGCCCGCATCCTACATGGTCGCGGTCAAGAAGCCCGACGGCACGATGCAGATCATCGACGGGCGCGTGGCGTTCGATCCGAGCAACCATGTCGCGCGGTATGAGGCCGGGCTCGAGCAGCGGCGCCAGGCGGTCGATTTCCTGCGCGTCGGCCAGTTCAACACGGCGATGCCGCTGCCATGACGGCGATCGACGTCCCGCAGCAAGCCGATATCGGCCTCCGGCCGGAGCAGGGCGGCCCGCCGCCGGCGCCTCCGGAAGGCGACATCATGGGCGCGGCATTCCGGCAGACAAACACCTTCGTCTCCGCGATGCAGTACCTCCGCAACTCCGGGCATTACGCGCCGCAGCCGGATTACAACCCGATCGCCGACGTCAAGGGCTGGGGCGATCCGAAATACTTCCTCGACCATGGGCAGGCCTTCGTCGGCTCACAATCGCCCGCCGAAACCCTCGCCATCAAGAGCCAGATCGACCAGGAGGAGTCCGACCGGCAACTGCTCGCCGCGAACGGTAAGGCCGGCGTCATCGCACAGACCGTAGCGGGCATGCTCGACCCGACCATGCTGCCGCCGGGGGGCGTCGGGATCGATGCGGTGCGCGGCGGCCTAACCTTCGCCAAGGCGGCAACCGCCATGGGCAGAGCCGGGCTGATGGCGACTACCGCGCAGGAAGCCTTGCTGCACGCCTCGCAGGATACCCGCACGCTTTCGGAATCGGCGGTGAACGTGGCGTCAGGGACGCTGTTGTCGGCGCTCTTGGGCGGCGGCGCGGCGTCCCTGCTGTCGCCGGCCGAGCGCGCGGCGCTGGAAACGCGGCTTCGCGCCGACCGCGCCGAAATGAACGCGCACGCGGGGAATCCGGACACGGGCGAGGCACCCCCGACCAGCACAGGGGTGGCCTATCCGATCGCCGCCGGCGCGGCCGCGTCCGACACCCGCAAGCTGGAGCTCGTGGATTTTGGCCTGAACCAGATCCCGGGCGTGCGTCGCGTTGTGGAGAAGACCTCGCCGATGCAACGGGTGTTCGGCGCGGATAGCCCGACGGCGCGGCGCACAGGCGCGGACCTGGCCGAGACATCGCTCTTGTTCAAGGAGAACCTTGAGGGCGGCGTCACAACGGCGGGCCCGGCGCTCGATCGCGAGGCGCGGCTGCTGATCCATCAGGGGCAGGTGGCGATCGGCGACGAACTCTCGCGGCAGTTCTCGGAATATCGCTACGGCGAGCAGAGGGTCGCGCCGCGCGCGCGGGCGCTGGTTGGGGATACCTTGAACCGGCTGGGCATCGGCGGCGAGGCCGGCGCCGAGCCGAAGCTATCCTTTGACGAATACAAGCAGGCCGTTTCCGACGCCATGCGGAACGGCGATCAGCACGAAATCCCGCAAGTGCAGATGGCCGCGCAATACATCCGGCAGAAGGTGTTCGAGCCGTGGAAGAAGCGCGCGATTGACGCCGGATTGCTGCCGGAGGACGTCGACGTCAAGACGGCCGACAGCTACGTCCAGCGGCTCTACAACAAGCAGGCCATCGCGGCGAAGCGGCCGGAGTTCGTGGACCGGGTAACGGACTGGCTCGCCGGCGATCAGAAGGCAAAAGCCGAAAGCCAGCAGCGGATCGGACTCTATCACGGCGCCATGAACGTGGCTGCCGACCAGATCGAGAAGCTGCAGGGCCGGATCGCCAAGCTGGAGGCCGATGCCGATGTGATCGCGGCTCGGCAGGAAGAGACGACACGCTTCAATAAGGCGGCCAACCGCCGCGCCGAGAAGCTGCGCACGAATGCCGAGCAGGGCAATTTGCCGCTGGAGAACGCGCGCGGTGGCGCCGTGTTCGAGACGCTGGCGCGCAACCGCGGCAACCTGCTCGCTGACAGGGCCTCCGCGAAGCTGTCCGAAATCGAAAACCTCGAGCAGCAGCTCGCGCGCGAGGCCGTCAATCGCGACGCGATACGCGGCAAGCTGGAAGAGGAAATCGCCAATTGGGAAGGCAAATCGACGACCGAGGCCAGGGCCGCGCTGAAGGCTCGCGCCGACGCGGAAAAGGCGCGCGAGGCCGCGATTGCCTCCGGCGAGTCCAAGAGCAACGGCGAACGCCTGACCAGCGCCGACAACGCTGTCGACCGTGCCGTGGCCCGCATCCTGAAGTCAGACCGCGGTCTGCCGCGCGACGAGCTCCGCGCCCGCGCACAGGAGATCACCGACCGGATCATCGGCTCGCCCGACGGCCGGCTGCCCTATGACCTGCGCATGGAGCACGGCACCGGCGGCTTCACGTCCGGCGAGCCGCCCCGCGGCGCGCTGGCCGCCCGCGAGTTCAACATTCCCGACGCCACGATCCGCGATTTCCTGGAGAACGACATCGAGCACATCGTTGCAGCCCATCTGCGGACCATGGTGCCGGATGTGCTGCTGACCGAGAAGTTCGGCGACGTCCGGATGGACGAGGCGTTGCGCAAGATCAACGACGAATATGCCGCCATGTCGGATGCAGCGAAGTCGGAGAAGGAGCGGACCAGGCTGGAGAAGGAACGTCAGGGCGTCATCGGCGACCTCGCGGCGATCCGCGATCGCGTCCGGGGGCTATACGGCATCTCGCCCGATATGCCGCTGCGCAACGCCGCGCGTGCGCTGAACGTGCTGAAAAATTACAACGTCCTGACGTCGATGGGGTCGGCGGCGCTGTCGTCGCTGCCGGACATGGCCGGAACGGTGTTGCGGCATGGCCTGACCACGACTTTCAGCGATGCCTTCATGCCGTTCTTCAACATGCTGACGCGGCAATCCGACGTCTGGAAGGAAGCGGCCCGCCAGTATCGGGCCATGGGCATCGCGGTGGAGTCGGTGCTCGCCTCGCGCCACCACGCGCTGACCGACACGCTGGACACCTATCATCCGCAGTCGCGGGTTGAGCGCACCATGCAGTGGGCGAACGGCAAATTCCAGTTTGTCAATTTGCTGGCGCCATGGACCGACTTCGCCAAGATCAACGCCTCGCTGGTGGCGGGCTCGGAGATCCTGCGCGCGACCAAGGCGGCGGCAGAGGGCAAGGCGACCGCGCGCCAGCTCCGCACGCTCGGCGAGTCCGGCATCGAGCCGCACATGGCGGGCCGGATCAACCAGGCTTTCGAGACCGGCGGAGAAATCCGCGACGGCGTGCATCTGCCGAACACGGCGGACTGGACCGACGCCGAGGCACGGCGGGTGTTCGAAGGCGCGGTCGCGCGCGATGCCGATATCTCCGTGGTGACGCCGGGGCAGGAGAAGCCGCTCTGGATGAGCCACCCGATCCTTTCGGTGATCGGCCAGTTCAAGAGCTTCACTGCCGCCGCGACCGAGCGCATCCTGATCTCGAACCTCCAGCGCCGGGACGCGCAGGTGCTGCAGGGCCTCATCTTCTCCATGGGTCTCGGGATGCTCTCCTACAAGCTGAACAGCCTCACGGGCGGGCAGCCGACGAGCGACAAGCCGCAAGATTGGGTCAAGGAGGCGATCAGCCGGGGCAACCTGTTGGGCTGGTTCGAGGAGGCGAACGCAATGGCCTCCAAGGTGACGCGAGGCGGCGTTGACGTCTATCGCCTGATCGGCGCCGACAAGCCGCTGTCCCGTTACGCCTCGCGTTCGGCGATTGATCAGTTGCTCGGCCCGACCGCGGGCAAGGTGGGCGGCATCCTCGCCGTCGGCTCGGCGGCGTCGAAGCCGTCAGAGTGGAATGAGAGCGACAGCAAGGCGCTGCGACGGCTCGTCGCCGGGCAAAACCTGTTTTTTCTGCGCAATCTCTTCGACCAGATCGAGAAGGCCGGCAACAACTCCTTCGGCATCGAGATGAAGAACAAGCTCGAAAATCGGTAGGTGCGTTGCGGCTGATTCATGGTCCGCGATCCTCGCCGCCATGAACCAGATCATCCGCCGTCTCATCCTCGCCTTCACCCTTACTGCCGGGCTTGCCCCGGCCTTCGCGCAGGCGCCGTCGCCTGTGCCTGCGCTGCCCGATACTGAGCGCCGCACAACTTACACGATATCCGGATCTTCGTGCGCGTGCGCTGTCGGCTTCCAGCTCTACGGCGATGGCACGGACTATCAGAACTGGCTTGAAGTCTACCTGAACGGCGCGCGGGTCAACTTCGATGATCCGACGTTCGGGTGGACGATCACCAGCTCATCCGGCCAGCTCGGCAGGCTCCCGCTGCCGATCACCGATGCGGCCATTGCGTTCAACAACCCGCAGACGGGCACGGTGCAGATCGTCGGCGCCCGCCGTCCGCGGCGCGTCTCACAGTTTTCCGAAGGCGCGGGCGTCACCGCGCGCGATCTCAACGTCGCTTTGACGGACCTCGTCGCGCAGAGCCGGGAGACGTGGGACCGGACCAACGACGTCACCGGCCGCGCGCTGATGTCTCCGCCCGGCAATACGCTGGGCCTGCTGCCGCCGCCCTCGCTTTGCCAGGGCGCGTTCCTCGTCTTCGATGTGACTGGGAAAAATCCGCAGTGCACGGCAGGTGGGCCAGGCAGTGGCAATGTCGTTGGACCGGTAACATCGACTCCAGGTCACTTCGCACTGTTTGCAACCAACACCGGCTCGCTCCTGCAGGATGGTGGTGCGCCTGCGTCGTCCGCGACGACCGACACGACCAACGCCTCGAACATCAGCTCTGGAACGCTTGGCTCGGGGAGGCTTCCCGCGCCGTTCACCAATGGCACGGCGTCTGGCAACGCGTCGAAGTTCGGTACAGTCGGCGCGCCGTTCATCAGCGGCAATTGCGTGCAGGTCGATGCCAACGGCAATCTGGCCACGACCCTCACGTCCTGCCAGACCGTAGGCGGCTCGACGCCCTATACCGACTCCGCAAACACCGGACTAGTCGCGGACATCGCCTCCCACAACGACGGAGCGATGGGCTCTGGCTCCGCGGTCCTTAACTCCGCGACTGGTACCTTCACCAACGCCGACGTCGGGAAGCACATCCTCGTCTGGGACGCTGGCTCGGGGGGTGGCGACCTGATCACCACCATCGCCTCGTTCCAATCCCCTACCCAAGTCACCCTATCTGCCTCGAACGCTTCCGGTGGCGCGGTTTCCTCCAAGCCCTACATCTACGGCACCGATAACTCCCCGCGGCTCGCCACTGTCCTGACCAACATGTCCGGCCACGGTTTCCTTTGGATCCGTGCCGGTGCCTATGGCTTCTGGACGCAGTTCGCTCCAGCTGGTTGCCAAGGCTTCACCTTCGAAGGCGCTGCCAACAACGGTGGCGGCCAGGCAGGTGGCACAGTGTTCTACTGGGCCGGCGGCAACACTAATGCCTTCGTATTCGGCTCCAGCACCGGGGGTTGCCGTATTGACCAAATGCAGATCACCGACTTCGGCCACCACACCGTCAACAACCTAATCCAGATCACCAACAACTCCGGGTCTGACCCAGCCAACAACTGGATCACCAACTCGACCCTCTCGTCCTTCGGCACCAGCTGCAACCTTCTCAACGTCGACAAGTCTATCGAAGGCAACATCATCGGAAACAACTTCGGTGGTTGTAACGCTTCCTTGGTCCTGGCTAACGGCAACTACGCCATCAACTACCGGATCCTCTACAATCAGTTCACCAACTCCAGCATCATAGGTGGTGGCGAAGGTATCACCTTCCAAGGGAACGAATTCAACCCGACTTCCAACGGCATCGGCAACAAGTTCGGCGGGACCTCGGCCTCAAACCCTTACCGCGGCCTCGATATCTCCGGTTCCTGGTTCGGCGACGTGACCGTCTGCGGCGGCACCTGGATTGACATCTACGCCATCGGCTTCGCCTTCCATGGCAACCGCATCTCCGGTTGCGGAACTGGCTCTGCCAACATCGCCATCATTCTGGAAACCTCCGGCTTCGCTTCCCGCGGCTTCGCCTTCGAGGGCAACTCCGTCAACGGTTTCACCGCCGGTTTCCTCGGCATCACCACTGCAGCCAACGGCGGCATCATCTGCGGCAACGCCTTCGATTCCGTCACCACCCCGATTGTCGGCTTCGGCACTTCCGTCCTCTCTGCCAGCTGCAATAACTAGGACCTCGCCATGCTCTTTGGTTGCCTTCTAATCGCCCAGACCCTGATCTGCGGTCCCGAGCCCTGGAAGTATCTCCCCGTCGGAGACACCTCCGCATGCGCGGTGGGCCACGGGCGCGTCGCGCTCCCTCGCTACGATGGTTGGGCTGGGCACCGCAACCGCCTCTCTATCGTCATCTCCCTCGATGATCGCATGGCGACCTCCGCCATCCCCGCCGTCCCTGCCTGCTCCCGAGACATCCTCCGCCCCTGGCTGCCACAGGTCCCTGACGATGCCATCCCTAACCCCTAGGCGCCGTTAGGGTCGGCGCAAACGCTACTGAAAATCGGGAAACCAAATTTCGGGAAAAGGCAGTTTTTTCGCAAAGAACGGCGCAGCGTGAACCTTCCAAAGATAGCCGTACAGAGTCCCGGCGAGTGCGGCGACGGGTAAGGCGACAGCGAGAACGCGCATGGCTTCTATTTTCATGCGTCACTCTGCATCGCGTATGACGGGTCGTCGTTTGCGAAGTGAACCGCGCATTCGGGCGGTTCATCTAAGGGGAGTCGATGGTCCCAGCCGGAAACAATAATCGGCCATTGGTTGAAAGAGCCTGTGGCGTCACGAATGCATTGGCGAACCGCTGCGATTCGAATTTCCACCCAATTTTTCCAGAGCTCATTGCACACTGCGATTTTACTCCGTCACGAGCACAGCGAGAACGAGTAAATCGTCGATATCACGACAATAGGTTGTGCTGGTGTCCATGAAGGTCGGCCATACCTCAATACCGATCGCTGGGCAAGTCAAAACTCAGCTTCCGATAGGTCGCACCTCGTTATTCACCCTGGGATTGAGCCTCGCGCATCAGGCCGCGCCGGTGCGTTGCGGCGGGTCTGAGCCGCCGCCATGGTCTGCCCGAACGAAGTGG